TATTAATGCCTTGCGTTCTTAATTAAAAGCATTTAAAAATATATATGCAGGGCTTACGGGTTTTGCATGTATATTTTTTTATTTTCCAAAAAACCGCCTCAATTAAAACAATTAAGGCGGTTTTTTAATGCACCTTGACTTTTTGTAGTTTTTTATTTAAACTAATGGTGTATAGTTTTTTTAGTCTATGCAATGTTTTAAGCCGCCTCTTTGTGGTAACTGCGAACGGGCGGTTTTTTTTAAACTATGAACGAAAAAGATTATCAAGAACATCTTAAGAAACACCCTAACTTAACGACAACGGGCAAGTCGCTATCTTCCGAACGAGCAAAAGAAATAGGCAGAAAAGGCGGGCAGGCATACGCTGAGAACTTGAGAATAAAAAAAGCCCTGAAAGCTTTACTTGATCAAGAACCTTCTAAAGAATTAATTGATGAGTTTAAAAAACAAAATCCGAACGCAACACTTAAAAAAATTACTAATGCCGATTTAATGGGCTATGCACAAATGAAACAAGCCATAGGAAATTTAAAAGATGTTAAAGGTGATGTTTCTTCATTCATTGCGATTGCTGATAGGGTGGAAGGCAAGCCCAAGCAACAAATTGATAACACTTCTAGCGATGGTACTATGGCACCAACAGTTCATGTAAACATGGCAGGCAAAACGCCTAAAACGCTTTCAAAAAAATAATGAATATTCATTATAACATGAAGCCTCAAGGGAAAATGCTAGAGGCTTTTATGAATGATCGTTCTCATGTTAGTGGATTGATTGGCCCTCTTGGAAGTGGTAAAACTTGGCAAGTATGTCAAAAATTATTAGTACTAATGACGGAACAAGAACCAGATGAAAGCGGGATAAGACATAGTAGGGTTGTAGCTATTAGAAATTCATACAAAGAGTTAACAAGTACAACGGTTAGTGAATGGCAAGAAAAGTTTAATCATATTTCACAATACACGCAGGGCAATGTAACATATCCCGCCTCACGTATTAACTTTAGATTGCCAGATGGGACATCAGTTCAATCAGAAATTGCATACATATCAGCAGATGGTACGGCTAGGGAAATAGAAAGTAAGTTCAGAGGTATACAAGCAACTTTTTTATGGGCTAATGAGCTTAAAGAGTTACCAAAGGCGGCTTTTGATATGGCATTAGCAAGAATAGGGCGTTATCCTAACAACTGTTCTTATCATTGTGCGGTTTTTGATACAAATGCCCCTGATACTGATCATTGGTTGTATCAAGTAGCTGAACACGAAAAGCCAAAATCATGGAATATATTTAAGCAAGCAGGGGGCGTTAGGAGAAAATCAGTTAATGGGCAGGGTTTGATAGAATGGGAGGTAAACCCAGAGGCGGAAAATATAGCAAATTTACCAGCGAATTATTATGAGAACAATTTAGCGGGTAAACGTCAAGATTGGGTAGCGGTAAATTTAGCAAACGAGTACGGAACAGTAATGGACGGGAAGCCCGTATATCCAGAATATAACGACGCTTTGCATTGTTCAACTGCAAATTACATTAAAGAATTGCCATTGTATATAGGCGTAGATTTTGGTTTAACACCTGCGGCCGCCTTTGCACAAAAAACAGTTAATGGGCAGTTAAGAATAATAGATGAATTAGTTTCTGAAGACATGGGAGCTAAAAGATTTGGGGAATTATTAAAAGAAATGGTAAGCAATAAATATTATAACGCTACAATTTCTGGTTGTGGTGATCCTGCTGGTAATGCAAGATCACAAGCTGATGAGAGTACCGCTTTTGACATGTTAAACTTAGCTTCTGGTATAAAGTTTATGCCAGCAAATAGCAATGATCCGATATTGCGTAGGGAGGCGGTGGCTTTGCCATTGGGACGGTTAGTAGATGGGCAACCTAGTTTTATAATAGATCCACGATGTCAAGTATTGCGTAAAGGTTTTCAAGGCGGTTATTGTTACGAGAGGGTAAAAGTTAAAGGTGATGAGCGTTTCAAAGACCAGCCAAGTAAAAATAAATATTCGCACGTTCATGACGCATTGCAGTACTTGTGTTTAGATATGGGTTTAGGAAAACAGCTAATAAAAAATATAAAAGGTAGACCTAGTAAGCCAATAGTAGCAAAGCCGTCAGATGTTTTTTCGTTTGCAAGGGGGATAAATGGTTAGCAAGATTCCACAAGGGCGACAAACTTGGTATATATGTTTTATGCCGTTAACGGGTAAAAAATATTTAGGTTGGCGTTATTATAAATTTTTGATAATGCGTTTTTTTTGGCAACGTAAAACTAAAGATTTTAGAGATTTTTGTCATACTTTAGCGATTATAAAGCATAATGATGTTAGCCATACAATGATTAGCCAAACGCCTTGGGGGATATGGGTTGAGTATATAGAAATAGAGACCGACAATTTGATAAAAGATTTGCTAGCTACTAATTGCAATTCATTAGTAGAATTTCAATCAGATATTAGGGTTGATATGTCTAAGAAATGGGCATTTAAACGCATATCATTATGCCATGATTTGGTTGTTAACTTGCTTGGGTTGACGGGATACATAAAAAAAAGTAAAGTTAGAGTACCGTACAATCTTTATAAGCTATTATTACAAAATGGTGGCAAAGAAATAATAAAATATTAAGGCAATTAAATATGGCATCAGCAGTAGTACCTTTAGTAAGTGGGGCAATGCAATACGCTTCTTCTAGGAAACAAGCTAAGAAGCAAGAAAAAATGGCAAAACGCCAACAAGCAGAACAGCGAGCTTTGCAAGAACAACAGAAAAAGCGGTTACGTCGTCAGCAAGAAAGGCAAAATGCTAGTATGCTAGCTTTGCGAGGTAAGAATAGCAGAAGGTCATTGCTTAGTGGTGGTGATGAAACTGGTGCGTTTAGGGAACGGTTAGGCTAATGTTTGTGAAGGGGAAAGTTTCAAATAGAAAACTATTAGCTATTTCAAAAAGTGGAAAAATAAAACCAATAAGTGTACAGGGAGCTGCTCTTTTAAGTCATTTATCAAAAAAATTTAAAGAAGATTATATACTTACAAGTTCAGATTCGAAATATTACAGAGATTTACAAACAAGAAAACAAAAGAACAAACGTGACGTAAAGTATAAACAAAATCCTAAATTACAACGGCAAGCTCAAGCAGTGCGAGGGCAAGCTAAAAGTTTGTTAGGTGTTCCGAGTAGGCAATTACAAAGCAATCAAACATCTAAAAATAAGTCGTTGTTAGGTGGTGATACAAGATCAGGATATAGAAAGAAAATAGGCTAATGGCAGAATTACCAATTAAAAGAGTAATAGAACGGTATAACAAGGCAAAAACAGCCCGTGATGCTAACCGTGATATATACGAAGAAGCAATTGAGTTGACGAACCCGTTTAAAAATACGTGGAATAGTAGCATGAACCATCGTCAACCAACGGTTCAATATCAATCACAATCGCAAATAGCGGCAAAAAACTTTATAGATAACTTAATAAAAAATTATAGTCCACCTTATGCTAGATGGGCAGAATTGCAAATAGGGCCTGGAATACCAGAAGACAAAGCTACATTTTTTGATAGTATTTTAGAAAAAATAAATGACATTACTTTTGATTACTTAAAAACTAGTAATTTTGGAGCGTCAACGGCTGAAATGTATTACGATTTAGGTTTAGGTACAGGTTGCCAAGATATTGTAGCGACAAACGAAAGTAACCCGTTGTTATTTATTAATAATCCAACATCGACATTTTGCATATCAACAAGGGCAGATGGCTTTGTAGATGGGCGGTTTGTTGAAAGGAAAATAAAGATAGGTGATGTTGAGGCGGTTTATAGGGGGCGGTTTAAATTTAACAAACAATTAAGTGACATTGAAGAAAAAAACCCAGATCAAGAAATTGTATTAATTGAAGCAGTTTATTATGATCATGTAAATTTTGTGTGGTACATGGATATTATACATAAGAGTAGCAGGCATAGAGGGCATTCAAGCGTGTATAGTGAATGTCCACGTATAACGCCTAGATGGTCACGGATTTCTGATATAGCTATGGGTATAGGGCCATTTATTTTAGCATTAGCAGATGCTAGACAATTGAATACGTTAGAGCAATTTACTATAACAAGTGCGGCGATGAGTACGTATGGGGTTTATACTGTGGCAGGTGATGATGCTTTATCATTGCACAATATTAGTTTGTCACCAAGTATGTTTATACCCGTAGAAAGGAACGGGGGTTCTTCTGGCCCAAGCATTGCTCCGTTACCGTCAGTAGGTAATTTTAACGCTCAACAATTTATGCTTGATGACAAGCGTAATACTGTTAAAAAAGCTATGCTTGATGATAGTTTGCCAGAAGAAAGAAGGCAACCCCAGTCTGCTTTTGAGTTTGCAAAGCGTATAGAAGACTTGCAGGCTAATATAGGGGCTTCTTTGATGCAATTGTATGACGAGCATGCGCAACCATTAATGCGAAGGGTAGTATCAATTTTGCAAGAGCATGGGGCATATGATAGCATACCTGATTTGCCAGATAATTTTGCTTCATTTATTAATAATTTTGACGTTAAAATAAATATAACAAGCCCAGTCAGCAGGGTGCAATCATCGGCAGATGTTCAAGCATTTTTACAGGCTTATGGTGCATTGCAACAAATATCACCAGAGGTTGCACAAATGGCGGTTAATATTGAAAAATTGCCACAATATATTTTTGATAAGATGGGTGCGCCAAGCTCTTTATTAAGAACACCAGAGGAAATGAAACAGATGCAACAGCAAGCACAAATGCAACAGCAACAAGAGCAACAAGCTACAATGATGGCACAACAAGAAAGTATAGATAATGCAACCGTATAACCCCGTTCAACTACCTGAACATATAAAAGAAAGCAATGAGAAGCTTTTGCGTGCTTATCAAGCGGTTTTTTCAACAGAAGCTGGTAAAGTTGTTTTAGATGATTTAAAAGCTAGAACAACAGATAAACCAACTTGGAATCCTGATTTGAGTGTTAATCATGGTTATGTACGTGAAGGTCAAAATATGATAGTGCGTTTAATTGAAAAACGGATTGAAGAAGCGAGAAATTGGAACTATAATAATAGATAAACTTAACATTATGACTAATAAAGACACGTTTGATTTAAGTACGTTTTACATTCTTGCAACATTTATAATATTAAGCTTCGTTGCTGGTTTTGTAGTAGGCTACTATGCCAACGATTTATTAGCTAATTAAATTGATTTTAGGCGTAGACATAGGTAATCAGGGTGCGATAGCCTTAATTGATGGCGATAAGATAGTAGATATTATTGATATGCCAGTTACTAATAATTCTATTTATCGCAATAAAGATGGCAAGCCTGCTTTAATAGTAGATAGTTGTAAGCTTTCAAATTATTTAAGGTCAGTATTGCCAGTGAGTGCATGTGTAATAGAAGAGCCTATAACGCCCTTCAATAAAACGCCACAAAGTATAATTAATAGCAATAAAAGATCGATTGGTTATGGCATGGTGCGGGCATGTGTTGAAGTGCAAGGCATTAAACTTATAAACGTAAAGCCTGCCACATGGAAAAAAGCACTAGGTGTCACTCAAGATAAGCAATCAGCTATAGACGCTTGCTATAATATTTTTGGAGAAAGTGCAAAAAAATTTGTTTATTTAAAAAGGCATCATAACAAGGCGGAGGCTAGTTTAATAGGAGCTTATGGTTTAAAATACTTGCAAACAACTAACAGTTTTGAGATAAATACTTTATGAGTGAAAATAACATTGAAACAACTAATTCAACGTCATTGTTAACTAATGATGAACCGCAAGATGTAACAGAAAACACAGAAGTAAGTTACGAACAAGGGCAAGGAATGCCAGAGGGTTTGCCAGAAGAATTATGGAATAAAGATACTAATTCTTTTAATGAACAAGAGCTTTACAAGGCTTATCAAAACAATAATAAACGTGTTACTGATTTGCGTGCTAAACTTTCTAGGGGTCATCAAAACACGCCAGAAGATGCTACAGAGTACAAATTTGATGAATTAGATAATAATTTATTGCCAGAAGGTGCAGAATTAAATCAAGATATAATTGGTGTTATGCAAAAAGCTGCTAAAGAAGCTAATTTATCTCAAGAGCAATATAACTTGTTAATGAGTTCCGCAATACCAGAAACTTTAAAAATGCAATTAGAAGCTCAAGAAGCAGAGAATGAAGAGCTTAGCGAAGAAGAAATAAACGAAATTAAGGCGGAACAAATAGAAAAGCTTGGTCCAAAGTCTAATGAAATAATAGGAGCTGTTAATTCATTTTTAGGTCAATTAGATAAGCAGGGTGTTTTTGATGATGAAGAAATGGCTTTATTAAAAGATGGTTTAGGTGCAACTGCTGAAGGTGTTAGTATATTAAATAAGTTAAGAGCTTACGTTGGCGGAGATGTTATACCAACACAGGATAAAGCAACAAATGCAGGCTGGGGGGCAAGTCAAGATCAAGAATTGCATCAACTAATTAATCAGCCAAACCGTACACCAGTAACGCAACAAAAGATTAATGATTTGTTTGCAAGAAGAGAAAGATTTGGTGTAAGAGGTCCATTGCAACTGTAATCTTGACAAGATTTAATTTATGTGTCATTTTTGCAATGCGTGATAAGACCATTGCAAGAGCTACTTGTTTAATAACAACCTCTATATAAAGCACTGCTCCTCGTAAACGTTAAATAATTAATTTAACAAGGAGTAATAGCATGACTATAGAAAATTTATTTGTAACCGAGTTTGACTCGATGGTAAAACATGAATATGGAACACAAGAAAGTAAACTAGAAGGTTTAGGCAGGGTACGGAGAGGAAACGCCGAAACTTACAAGTTTAATCGTATGGGAACTATGATTGCCCAAGAGTACGGCTCTGGTGCATTGCAGTTTCAAAATACAACTTTTGGTAAAGTTAGTGTAACAGTAAAAGATTATTATGCTTATGAGCTTGCAGAGCAAAGAGACTTAAATAAGTTAATAACAGATGAAAGAAGAGATTTAGCAGTATCTTCTGCACAAGCAGCCGCAAATAGAAAAGATCAAATTATTATTGATGCTTTAGATGCTGGAAAATCCGCCGCTAGTTTTGGTGCAGATGGTCGTAGCTGGACTTTAGAAGATTTTGTTCAGATGGCTCAATTTATGACTGCTAAAGGCATACCAACAACAGATCGCTATTATGTGTGTCACCCAACAACTTTAGGCAAAGCATTCCTTTTAGAACAAGTAGGCAGTGCTGATTATAATACTATTAAAGCATTATCAACGGGAGAGCTTGATACTTATTTAGGTTTTAAGTTTATTCAAATTGGCGATATGGAAAATTTACAGGGTTTACCCTTTAATTCTTCAACAAATGTTCGTACTAATTTTGCTTTTCATGGTGGTATAAAAGGTTCATTAGGTGTAGCTATGTCTTCTCAACAAAAATCAGTGGTAGAATGGTTACCTACATATGATGCTTGGAAAGTTGGTAT